AAACAAGTGCATCTCGCCTTGAGAAGGGTTTGGCCACACAAACAAATTACCCGTATCAGCGCCAGGATTAAAGTAAATAGCCTTTGGCCATGGGCCATTCAGCGTCTTTAATCCAATCATCTCGTAGTCTTGTAGAGCAAGCACAGAAATGGGGTAGTCCAAGCCACCATTAAGGATGGGTTGACCATTCGATGTGGTGTTAATACGCACAAAAGCAGAGTTAATCTGCAATGGTTTCTCGTAGTAAGCAGTAATCGTGGTCGAGGATACTGTCTGACTAAAGTTCAGTTTGTATGTTCCGACTTCGTTGACATTACCGCCAGCGCCCGTTAGGAAGTCCACAATCTTCGTGCCAGAAGTGATGCCAGTACCACTTAGGGTTTGCCCTTGTGCCACAGCACCAGAAGTAATGCCCGTAACAGTTAGCACATCACCAGTAATTGAACCTGTAAAGACAGAGCCAATGAAGTTAGCGGTCGAAGCGACTGGGCCAATCGTGTATTGAGTCTGACCCGCTATGACTGGGAAAATAATCTCAGTCACATTAAAAACCATCATGTCCTCGTTAGACCATTGGTCTATGAGGTCGTTAAGCATATCAAAAGCGTCTGTCGCGGCATCAGAACTAGGCGTTTCGCCAGCCTCTAAAGCACCAATGTCTTTTAATGCTCTGCTGATAATGTCGATTGGCTGAGTCATGGTTATCCCAGATTAGGCGTAAAAACCTGTTTTGCCCAAGGAAAGTCTGTGTTTACCTCGTTTTTTAGGTAATTTAATTGTTCTTGTAAGCGTGATTTTAATGACTTTGGGTCATCTTGCATATACATTTCTTTTAGACAATTAATTATGTCTAACTCTTTGATTTGCTCGTATGGAATGGTTATCTTGCCATCCACATCTGCGTGACCCTCGCTTTCCACAATCTTGCCTTCGTCTGTGGCGGTTACTGAGTAATAGACGCTTTTTAGGCTATCACCCACAGAGGTAGTCTGAAGAACTTTCCAACTAAAGTCAGTCATTGCGAGGCCAATTCTGAGTAGTTACAACAGTAATTAAGGCTGGCACATCACTAGCATTAGCGATAGCGTCAACCAAGCGCGTACATTCTGTTATTACAGATGCACGATAAGTAGCCGTAGCGTCAGGAATAGCCACATCACGCTCTGCTTTGCGTATAACCATCCAGTCAGTTTGCGCTAATGTTTTGTTAGCCGTATCCTTGACTTGTGCAGTCCAATTTTTCTTTAGGTCTGTCAAGTCTTTTGGATTGTCCACGCCCCAGTAAAAGCGTGAGTCGTATTCAATAACTTCATCAGAAACTTCAGTAATGCCTACTGCATTTTTCTCTTCCAATGAAGTCAATCTAAGCCAATTAGCGGGGTACGATGTTCCGTCAATTTCAAATGGCGTATCAATAGCAAGCGGTTTTCCGTTTAGCAAAAACATTTAAGTTACCTCGTAATGGTTATGTTTAGACATATTTTCTTTTGGCGTTAAATACTGCAAATTGTTTTCAACATGAAGTCCAGACACCAATTCCCCTTGTAGCGGAATAATGTGGTCAACATGATAGCCTTCTGGTCTATTTGCGTATATGTCTTTAATCTTTTGTTCGTCTGCCCATGCTGGCATTTGTTTTCTTTTTGCCACCATATGCTTGGTTGCATAGTGAGTTTTATAGGCTTTTGTTCTAGAAAGCCCATGTTTAAAATTTATTTCATATAAACTTTTTGATGCTTTTTCTTTTTGACTACATCCGCAAGATGTTGTCATGCCTTTTCTTAAATTCATGCCAAGAACAGATTTTGTATTTCCACAATCACAGGCGCAAAGCCATTTTGTGTTTTTATATTTATCTCTTCCGTCTTCTTTAAGAATTACAAGGCGACCATAACGTGCGCCTGTTTCATCTTTGCTTGGTGTAAATTTTTTCATATCACCGCGCCAAACTATTCTTAAATGGGTTCTCTGCGAAAGCCATATAAATATATGTGCCACCAGAGGCGTTTACATTTGAAAGCGTAGAACGCTGTTTAAATCCATTTGACAAAATGTCAACAGGGCCAGCGCTTGCTCTGTAATCGTCTTCAGCCGCACTTAAATTTGGATACAAATATAAACCAGAAGCGTTGTAAGTATCACGAGATGTATCAAGAATAACCCAATTATTTCCAGCCGCATCGGTGCGCTTGACCATTACAAACCTTGGTCTAAACCCGCAATACACAAAAGGCCCATCACTAGACCCGTTACCCGTGTACGAACCAAAGGCTGAATACCCTGCTACTGGGGCAAAGCAGTAGGCAACCATATTTCCATTGGCATTATCGTAAGCGTTGCTTAAAAAGCCAAAGGTAGATGAATTTACCGATGTACCCCAATAATTTGAAAGTGAAGCAGAGGCATTAGTTGTATTTAAATTCATATAAGCACTATTGCCTGTGCTTACATGATATGTAATCCAATTAACTGCGTTGTTGCGTGATTTTGCAATAATAAACGCTGGAGCAACTCCCAACCCATGACCAACAGTAGCGGCAGAGCCTATGCCTGTATAAGTCACCACGCTAAAGCCTTGCGTAGCACCAGCACTTACAGTTGATGTGATAGAGCCGTTAGTGTTGGATGAGGATGTGCCACCTGCTTTCCATTGCCATGCTACATAGGTAGCACTTGTTTGATTCCAGTTTTCGTTATCAGTAGAACCTGGGGACGCAGTAAATCCATCGCTATTAAACGAAGATGTGTAACCATACAAAAAGTTTGTTTCTTCTGCGCTGGTTGCCGCTGAATTTAATCGAGTGTTTACACCTACTACTGAATTTGAAAGACTGTGGGTGTATGACAAACTTCTTGGTTTTTCCCAAACTAAATCGGGCTGGAACGACACTCCATTAACTGCATTGCTTATGGTTATAGCGGCAGATGTATTGACACCCGTCCAAGTCGTAGCCGCCATATAAGCCGCACCATTAGTTATCGTGCTAGTGGGTAGGTTATATGTGTTTAGTGCTACATAGCCTGTTGGGGGTGTGTATTTAAATCCTTGTTGTCCAGCGTTGAAATAATATTCACCAAGCCCGATTGCTTGACCAGCATTAATTGCCCAATCAGAAGTATTGGTTACTCCTGTAACAGTTGTTTGTAATGTGTTATTTTTATAACAAGCGACCGTTCCAGCGGTAAAGTCACAAGCAAATGCAATTACATCATTAGTAGTCCATGTTGCAAATGTTCCAGTACCACCAGTACCACCCGCTATTAAACCAGAATCGCCCGCGTAATACATACCTCCAACACTTACATTTCGATAAAGTGCCGCAGACCCGCAAGTAAATTCAAAATACGATTTCATGCCGTTTGTAATATAAAACGACACCAAACCATTTGTTCCAGATGCCCCGTTAGATGAATATTTTAAATTTCCATCAGATATGGTGACAATAGAACCTTTTGCCAATGGATTAAAAACAGCATAGTTAGCCGCTGTCGCACTTGTCAGCGTAGGCACATCGGTCATGCTGTCGTATGTTGTGCCAGCAGTCACGCTAATGTTGTTTACTGTCCATGTATTGCTGTTACCAGAGAAATCAGTACCCAATGCGGCAGATGTGCCGTTGCTACTGAAGTTCAGATAGAAGCCGTTAGTGCCATAAGTACTTGTGTATTTGGCTGGTTGCCATACGCCTGTTGTGGTGTTGGTTGAACCAAATGAAGATGGGGTTAGTTGCTGACCATCAATGAAGTTAATTTCAGTTAGATAGCCGTCAAAGTATTTAGAAGTTGAAGTATTAAATTGATAACCATTTCCTAGAAAATGTGATGCTGTTGAATTTACTTGTGTATTAAAATTTTGTGCTGGATATGTAGCAGAAGCAAACGAGGTTACTTGAGAGCCATTTATATACAACTTAACACGATTAGTAGATGTTGCTTGAGTAGTATCTACCGCAAGAACAATGTGATACCAAGCAGATGGGTCACGAAATACTTGATTTGTCTGAAAATAGATATTGTTAGTTCCGTTGTAATCTTGAACATATAAGTTGTAATCGGTATACACATACATTAAAAATTGCGGATTTCCTGTTGCACCCGCTTGAAAAATACCTTCCCAATTACCTAATAATCCAAACTTAACCCATCCACTCCATGTCCATGTTGTGCGATTAGAAGCACTAGCGGGTGTTCTATTAAAGTAGCCACTAGCACTAGAACGCAAACGCACACTCTTGCCAATGGTGTACGAACCACTAGGTCGTGTAAATAGTTCGTCTTTTGCGGCAAGCATTATGCGAACGCCTGTGCGTAAGTGCCGTACCAGTTAGTGCCGTCAGCAACAAAGGTCAATATGTCGCGCCCTATGCTTGCAGTTGTTGTCAATGTTGGGGCTGTGCCATTAGGCCATTTAACCGATGTGAACACCGCAGTTCGTGAACCCGTTGCATCTTGCGTTGCTATCAGAATAAATGATTTGCCAGCCGTGTTGGTCGGCATGGTGAAGGTGCAGTTACCCGTCATGGTGACTGTTTGAACTGTGCCGTTTGTCAGCGATAGGGTCTGAGTTGTGCCAGAGTTACCAATCGCCACTACGCTTTCGGTGTAGTTGGTGATGGTTGGGTTATTGATTACTGGGCTAGTTAAACCAGTAACAGTTAAATAACCCGTAGAAGGATTAAATTGGAACTTGGTTGAACTTGTGTATTCAGTCGTTAAGTTACCGCTTGTTGCAGATGCAAACAATGGATAACGGGTTGCGTTAGTCGTTGTATCGTCTGTAATCGTTGCGTATGCAAGCGTGTTCCAAGTCGGTGCGCTCGAACCATTTGAGGTTAAAACTTGACCGCTAGTACCTGCGGCAGTAAATGCGTAAGCAGTACCAGTACCATAGGGGACAGCACCAGAAGTAGGAGTAGCCGTTCCATTTGTACCCCCGTTTGCAATAGCAACTTGACCAATGATGCCGTTAGACACGACATAAGCATTAGATTGGTTTACATAAATACTGCCATTAGAAGAATTTACATACGCTACAACACCAATTTTTACAGCGTAAGCCGTTGGTGGGTAGGTATTCATCAGTTGACCCGCAGAATACGGGCTTACATACAAAATATCGCCAACAGTAAAAGAACTAGTATTTACGCCATTCAAAATGCCGTTAATAACTACATAGCCTTCTGAGCCTGTTGCAATGGCTTCATTTGTTAAACCAATGGCGTTACCAGTAGTTTGTGCATCTGCTTTTGCAAGTGCAATTAAAGGGTAAGTAAAACCGCTTGTTGTTGATGTAATGTAAACAGGCGCACCTTTAGCGATGGTTGAGCCTGTGTTGTTGTAAACCTTTAACTGAGTCTCTTGTCCAAGATGTATTGTGTTATTCGTTACATCGTTGTTGTAAGAAAGAGCCTTCAGCGTTGAGTCGTACCACAATCTACCAGATGTGTAAGTCGGTGCAGATGCGGCAGTAAATGTTTCGTAGTCGCTAACAGTTGGGCTGTTTAGCGTAGCACCCGTTGCCAAAGGAATAACTGTTCCAGAACCTGATGTGCTGTAACTTGTACCCCATGCCGAACCAGTAGAACTTGG